CTATAGAGATAAAGATAGAGAGTTGTTTTACTTTTGGGATTATAATGTAGAAGATCCAGAAAGCTTTGGTATTGTATATGTAACTAAGCGTAGATCTGGTAAGTCTTTCACAGCAGGTTGTATCGCATTAGAGGCAGCTTCTAGAAGTGAAAACTTCTGGGCAGGTATCCAATCTAAAACAGATGAGGATGCAAAGATATTATTTAGAAAAACAATTATAAACGCATATAGGAAGTTACCTTCTTTCTTTAGGCCATTGTCGGATGTTCCTTTAACAGGAAAGGTTCCAGCAACTGGTCTTAAGTTCTCTACAGGTAAACTAGAATTAGACGAGGAAGAGTTGATGTCAGGTATTGACTTCAGATCTTCTGGAGTTACGGCTTATGATGGACAAAAATTAGGATATTATTTACACGATGAGATTGGTAAGGTAACGCTATTAGATATTAGGGATAGATGGAATGTCGTTAAGTATTGTTTACTTGATGATCAAGGTAAGATAATAGGAAAGTCTTTCCATACAACAACGGTAGAGGAGATGGAAGCAGGTGGTAGTCAGATGTTGGACTTATGGAAGAACTCTAACCAATATGAAAAGAAAGGAAAGAGAACGGCCAGTGGTCTTGCTAGGTTCTTTGTAGCAGCAGATGAAACAAGACATCTTCATCCAAGATATGGTATAGCAAATAAAGAATTAGCTAGAGAAGAGATATTAGAAGAAAGAGAATCTTTAAAAGAAGATCCTAGAGCTTTATCTTCTGCAAAAAGAAAGGAACCGTTAGACGAGAAAGAAGCGTTCCAATCAGATAGTTCTGTTTGTGTATATAATCCAATATTGTTAAACGATAGGTTAGATATATTAAAATGGAGCAAGTCTAGATTAAAGAAAGGAAACTTCCAATGGAAAGATGGGGTTAGGGATTCTGAGGTTGAGTTTAGAGAAAGCGTAAACGGTAGATTCCTAATTGCCGAGATGCCAGCTAAACCAAATGCTTTTGAAAAGAAAGGAAGCGTTATTAAGCCTATGAATAGTTCTATGTATTCAGCAGGTGTCGATCCATTCTCTCACCAAACGGTAAGTAAGTCTCACGAATCAAGAGCTTCTAATGGAGCTTTAGTTATATTTAAAAAGTCAAATCCATTGTCTCCTACAGAGTATGATATGAGTCCTGTTCTTTACTACTGTAATCGCCCAGATTCGCCTGAAACATTCTATGAGGATGTACGTATGGCTTTGTGCTTTTATGGCTGTAATGCGCTTATAGAGAACAATAAACCAGGAATCATTTATTACCTTGAGGAGAAAGGATGTGCAGATTTCTGCTTTATGCCTCCAGATAAGAACACGAGAGGCTTGTCAGCTACCTTAAAGACTACTACGTATATGGCTGAATTAACAGACCAGTACATAAATGACCATATAAATAATGTTTGGTTTGAAGGGCTTATAGAGGAGTGGCTACAGTTTGACCCAGGAGATACAACCAAGTCGGATAGCGCAATGGCGGCAGGCTATGCACTTATGTTAATTAATAACCATAAGTACAATCCAAAGGTCGGAAAGAAAGAAGATGTAGACATATTGAACGTGTTGCCATTCTTGAGAGGAAAGAACTCAAGCAACCTTTTGGGCAAAAAACTAGGTTTTTAAAGCGTATTATATCAACACAACTAATAAGACGAGATGTCAGCAGAAATAATTAGCAATGCTAGGACCTTATTTCCAAACGAGGATGTAAGCCCTAAAGAAAAGGAATCAAAAGAATGGTTGATGCAATACGCACAAGCTGCGTTTAACTCCTACGGAGACACACCATTCGGTTCAATCGGTTATAGATCTAGAGACAAATATGAGTGGATTAAAACATACGCTCAAGGCCGTCAATCTATAGAAAGATATAAAAGAGTATTAACTCCAGATCAAGATCCTAATAACAATACACTTGTTGTTGATTGGTCTGTATTGCCTATTATACCTAAGTTCAGAAGAACAGCATTAGGATTATTAGAGAAACAAAACTATGATATTCAAATAGATCCAGTGGATCCGTTTGCTCAATCTGAAAAAGATAGATTGGTTGCTGAAATGAAAGCAAAAACTATCCTTAGAGAAGAGTTTAAAAAACAAGGAAGACCAGATCTAGCGGAAAGCCCAGCAATTATGGCTAACCCTGGAGAACCAGATGATTTAGATGGAATTGAAGTTGCCGAGTTAGGTATGCGTCATAAAACATCTATGGAAGCTGAGTTGGTAGTCGAATTGGTTTTTGACCAAAACGATTACGAAGGACAACGTAGACAACAACTGCAAGATCAGTTTGACTATGGTGTTGCTATATTTAAAGATTACGAACAAGATGGTTTAGTAGGATTTAGAAGAGTAGATCCTAGAAGATTCTTATCTAACTTTTGTACGTATCCTGACTTTAGGGATTTAAGATACGCAGGTGAGGTTTTAGAGGTTCCAGTTGCTCAATTAATTCAAATGAGTAATGGTGAACTAACAAAAGAAGATATTGAGTTTGTTTATAAATATGCAAACGCAAACCAATGGCGTGGTAATATGCCAATAGGTAATGCATACTATGGCACATATAATGACTTTTGGAACAAAGGAAAGGTTCAAGTATTGGACCTTGAAATTATGTCTACAGATGATTTAGTTAGAGAGGAAAGAGTTGACCGTAGAGGTAATACTATTTTTGGAAGAGCTGGATTTGAAGATACCAACAACAAGAAACAAAAGTTTAAAAGAAAACAAGTTGTAGGTGTATACAGAGTTAAATGGATTGTTGGAACTAACATTTGTTTTGACTATGGTAAGCAATGGAACATTAAACGTGATCCAATTAACATAGCAAGAGCTAAATCTAGTTTCCATATTGCTCCAGTTGACTTCTTTGATATGAAGACATTCAGTCGTATGGAAGCAATTATTCCTTACGCTGATGCAATCCAATTAGCATTTTATAGATTACAACACGAATTAAATACCGCTGTTCCACGTGGTTTTAACATTAACTTAGCGGCTCTAGAAGAAGTAAGTTTATCTGGTGGAGGAAAGGCTATGAGCCCTTCTGATATCATTGACTTGTACTTGCAAAGAGGTGTATTAGTTAGTCGTTCAGTAGCAGCAGATGGAAGACAAGTTCCTCCAGCTATCAACCAATTAGAAGGTGGTGTAGGTAACGCTATCCAAGAGTATTGGAATATGATTAATAATAATCTAGATATGATTCGTCAGACTCTAGGTTTAAATGAACTTACAGATGGTTCAACACCAAACCCTAAGTTCTTAACTACAGTTGCTCAATTAGCTGCATCTGGAACTAATAATGCGTTAAGCGATATTAGCTATGCAGATAGAGCTATTGCTCAATCGTTAGCTGAAGCAGTTATTATTCGTGTACAAGATGTGATTAAAAGAGGTGGTGGTGAAGCTTATGATAATTCATTAGGACTAGGAACTGTAGAGCTATTAAAAAGATCTCAAGAGATTTCTAAATACACTTATGGTATTTCAATTGTAGACAAACCTACAGCTGAAGAAAAAGCTAAATTAGATGAATTAGTTAAAGTTGCATTACAGTCTGGTCAAGTTAATATTGATGATGTTATACGTTTAAACAACATTCAAAATATTAAACAAGCAGAATTATTCTTAGCTTATAAGGTTAAAAAGAATAACGAGAAGAAACAACAGGAAGCAATGCAGCAACAACAAATGAATGGTCAGATTCAACAACAATCTGCTATGGTTGCCGAGCAAGCTAAACAACAAACTATCCAAATGGAATACCAAATGAAGTCTGAACTTGAGAAAGTTAAGGCGGATATGGAAGCTCGTTTAATTGAATTGCGTGGTCAGTTTGATTTAGAAAGAGAAAGAATTTCTGCAACAGGTAGAGTTGAGTCTTCATTTGTTCAAGCAAAAGAAAGAGATGCTGCTAACATTAGAGATAATAAAACTAAGTTGATGCAAGATGGTAAAATGGAAGAAATGGGTGAGATTGATGTTCCAGCAGAATTAGAATCTAGAGTAGCTCCAGAAACAGCAGGTGGTCAACCATTGTCTATTCAAGAGCCTTCAGGATTTTCTTTCTTAGGAAATGCTAATCAACAATCACCAGTTGCTCAAGGTGCAGATATGATGCAGGAAGGTATGGATGATCAAATGAATGCTATGAATCCTATGCAACAAGAGCAAGGTATGATGGAAGAAACTGAAGGTGCAGAAGTAGAAGAAGGTGCAGAAATGAATGAGGAACAACAACAGATTCAAGATATGTTAGCGTTTCAAAATCAACAAGGTGCGTAATATATTCATTAACAACATAAACACAAACACAAATGGAAAACACACAAGAAACAGCACAAGTGACTGAACAAGTAGTTGAACAAGCTGCTCCAGTTACAGAAGCAACTCCACAAGCGGAAGCTCCTCAAGAGAATCCATTTGCAGGAGAAGGAAAGTGGACATTAAAAGGTGAGTACTCAAGTGCAGGGGTTCAATACAACCAACCTGTGAATCAATTTGAGGAAGCACCTACTGAAACGAAGGTAGAAGAAACTCAAGTTGTAGCAGAAAGTGCACCAACTGAAACTACTGATGTTCCAGTTTATAAATCAGAGGATACGACGGAAAGCGTAGTATCTACACAAGAACAAGCTACTCAAGAACCAATTGTTTTTGATCCTTGGGAAAAATTAGGTTTACAAGAAGACGATTATGCAAAGCAATTAATCGAAGCTTATAAGTCTAACCAGCTTGATGAGTTCTTAATTAAGACTAATACAAACTACGACTTGTATACAGATGAAGAGATTTTGAAAACACAAATCGATTCTAAATATCCAAGTTTAGGTGAGGAAGAAAGAAATCTGATATTACAGAAAACTCTACAAAAAGAGTTTGGAATAACAGGAGACGAAGAGGATGATAAAGTTGGACGTTTGATGATGAAGCTTGAAGCAGACAAGATCCGAGATGGATTAAAAGCCGAACAAGCTCAGTACAAACCTAAATCTTTTGAAAACCCTGCGTCGGCAATTGAAGCACAGTTGAAAGCTCAACAAGAAGCAATTCAGCAACAAGTAGAAAGCTTCAAAAATCATTTAACTTCATTACCAGACTACAAGCAATTCGAGACGAGCAGACTTGTAGAATTTGGAGACGGTGAAAATAGAATGAATTTTGAGGTAGACAAAGGCGCTGACTTTTTGGGTGAAACATTAGACCAAAATAAATTCTTTCAAAAGTTCGTTGGCCAAGACGGTCAATTGGATATGAAGAAATGGATGAAAGCTTGGACATATGCAAACAACCCAGCT